TTTATTTTTTCTTTAATTTTTTTAATCATTTTTTTTCTCCTCTATTTCGTAGAAGAAGTTATCAGTGTCCTCTGTTCTCCACTGTTGTGTATCCTCCACGTTCCAATAGTTAGTTTGTACTTTCCAGTCAGGGACTTGGTCCTTAACTGTAAAAGAAGGTATATCCCAAATTAATCTATTGTTGGGTTGTGCTGCATAATTGCCGTCGTTTAACGCAAGTATGTGAGCGCACTTATGTTCGTGCGGGATTTCTGAATGATCAGTATCTACTATATTACTCTCTGGGTGTGCAAAATCAACAGTAAATAAATAACGTCCGTAGTGCCATTTTTTATCTTTACCTATGTATTTACCGGATTGACCGTCTAAAATATCATAGCTAGTAATAGCAGGATAATAACTAAAAGAATTCCAAAGCTGCAATTCATCGAGACGTCGCTTGGGCACGTCGGTGACTTTAAATCCTCTTTGAATAAACGCGCTAATTGGTAAGCGATAAAATATTGCACCGTTTTCCATAATAGCATGAAATAGTAAAGCACGCCCTGTAATACATGTAACACCAAAGATAATACAGTCTTCAACTTCTCCATGATGTTTTTTAAGATCATATAAATATTCTCTTTTTATCTGAGCGTATTCTACAGGAATATTTGCATTTAAATAAGCCATAATTTATCCTCACTTTATTGAACCCCAATTTTTACCTTTCTTATAATTAACTTTGTTTTTTATTTCAAGAGGTATAGCTGACTCCATTGAGTTTTGAACTATGTTAGCTTTATAATCATTTTCAACAGACAAACACAATTCATCATGAATTTGTATATGAGGTACTATCCCTAACTCATAAAGATCTACCATCGCTTTTTTTGTCATATCGGCAGCTGATCCTTGTATTAATCTGTTTAATGCCTTGTACGTAAAAGCTGGCGTGTAATAATTATGAAAATATTCCCACTCTTTGTCTGTTAAATCTCTACCCTTACAATCTTTTGCTACTTTTCTATATTCTATCTCAAATTCCTTATAAGCCTCTTCTTTTGTCAATAAATCTACTTCATCAAATTTACCTTTCTTTGGATTCCACTTTCTGTCTGTTGTTTCATATCTATCAAATCTACAAAACCTATCATGCAAAGTGTATAATAATTTATTTTCTTTTGAAAAATCTATTAACTCTTGTGATAATTGTTTAACAAAAGGCACTTTTTTGTGATAATCAGAAAAAAGTTCTTTCGCTTTATCTTTATCTAAACCTAATTCTTTTTGTAATTTCATTTTACCCATGCCATAAAATAATCCAAGGTTTATAGTTTTAGCCTGAGTTCTAGATATTTTTGCCATGTCTGCTACAATTTGATGAAAGTCAGCATCTTGTTTATTAAATTCTTCTTGTAACTCTTCTGTTTTAGGTAAACCAATTTTAATTGCATAGTGCACAACAATTCTAGGTTCTTGTTGTGAATAGTCAAAACTTGCCCAATTACAATTTTCTTCTGGTAAAAACATTTCTCTCATTTTTTTACCAATATAACCTTTTGCAGGAATTTGTTGTAAATTAGGGTTTGACATACTAAACCTACCAGTAACAGTTCCACCGGAGTCAGATCTTATTTGATTAATGTCTGCGTGTATTCTTCCCTTATGCACATAGTCTAATAACCCATTAATAAATGTATTAACGGCTTTATCATACTCTCTTGCTTTTGCAATCATACGTAAACATTTGTTGTCGTGTGTTTTTAAATAATCTTTTGGTAGTTGTGGCATGCCAGACTTTGGTGTTTTTTTGTAGTCTGTAATGTTTTGATTATTTAATAATTGTTTTATTGATGCAGCTGCCCAAATATCAACTTTAACAGTTGTTCTTTTTTCTATAGCTTTAATTATTTGAGTTATTCTTTTTTGTAAATGCTTACCAAAATTGGTAGCTTTTTGGACATCAATCTTAACCCCTTTAAATTTCATGTCAACTAAACAAGGAAATAATTTTGTTTCTAATTCAAATATTTTTCTACAAGTTTTCTTGTCTTTAGTTTCTGGATTAGTGTATAATACTTCGTCCAATTTTTTATTAAAAAGATCCCATAGTTTTAAAGTTAAATTAACATCTTGTTTTGCGTATTCTTTTACAACAGAAGAAGGAAGTTTATGCATGTTAGACATAGGATCTTTCACCATACCTCCAGACCATTCTAAAGTTTTTTGTTGTAAGTCATATTTATATTTTGAGTCTTGTAAATATTTTTTGGAGAGAGAGTCTAACGAATATCTCATTTCATTTTCATTTAGCACTGAAGCCGCAATCATAGTATCTACTATTCTACCTTTTGGCATTTTACCTGTAACTGCTCTAATCCAACAAACATCATACATGGCATTATGAAATACTTTTGTAATTTTTTCGTTTTGAAATAACTTATCGTTAAGCACATTCCAAAACTTAACAACATCTATTGAATCCTTATCTATATCTGTATGATTTAACGGAAAATATACAGTATCTTTGCCAGTCGCAATGGCCACGCCACATATAAAACCATCTCCTCTTACAGCACCTAACCCCTTAGTTTTTAAATTAGGATCGTATGTTTCTAAGTCAATCGCAACAGTATCAACATTTTGTAAATCTAAATCTTCAGGGGTATTACACATTATTTTATCCCCCAAGTATTTTTCTTTTCTTTTGGTAAATTTTCTTTTTTCTTAGGTTCTTCTTTGTAATCTCTTTCAATTATCATCTCTATAAAATGTATTGCTTTCATTAAATCTTCCTTTCCATTTTTATCTTGATGCCTTATTATATATTTTATAACGCATCCCTCGGGGTATAGCAACTTATTCGCCACTACAAATTTACTAGGCTGTATGACATACTTTTGATAGTGAGATCCTCCATGCTGTTTATCCCAAACATTTTTATCTTTATGTTCTGCCATATACTTCTCTTTCTTGTCTCATAATAAAATTGTGAAAATCTTCTTCACTAAATCCTTTATTAAAGATTTCTTTTTTATTTGCTTCAATTCCACCTAAAGACATATTAGTTCGTGATAAAATAGTCCAACAATCATATTCACCCCTACTATATGCTACGTAGCCTAGTCTACGGCCTTCATAAAAGTCTTCTCTTCTTGTTACAGTAAGATCAACAATAACGTTATTTCGCGTTAAACCTTTTACTTGATGTATATTTCCATACTCAACTCTTGGCATTTTTTCTACGTCAAAGTTGTTTAATAAAACTTTTTTGATAAAAGGAATTTTAGGTAAAATTTTTGTGTCGGTTACAACTTCACTAAAGTTTTTGTATTGTAAAACACTAGGTTTTAATAAATTTAAATCTATTATTTCTTGAATGTTGTAATCTTTATTTATAAGAGACTCTAAATTCTTAACTTCCCCCATTTTATTAACTTTAACACCATTTTCTCCTCTGACCCCCATTAAAGGCCAATACTCTTTAATTTGTTGTAAGGAAACTTTATCAGTTAAAAACTTGTCCCAGGTATTAAAACATCGAAAAACTTTTCGGCTTATGTGAGGATCACTTCCCACGTGACTAAAATCTATGCCATGTTTATAAAAAAATGTTTTAATTACGTCGTCAGACGGCACCCCTCTATACACAAATAAAAAAGTTTCTAACGTGCTTTTTATTTTTTGTAAAAGTTTAAAACTACCTGGGCAAGGTTTGTCTATTCTAGAAATAAAATTGTGTTCTCCAATCTTCCCGCCCGCAGGTAACCATTTTCTTGTATAGCCCCATTTTTTCCAAACTGGTGCTATTATATTTTTACATATTGTATTAATTGTTTCACAACATCGAAGACCATCTTTTAATTCATTGTCCTTATGTTTAAGAGCCAACATGTGAAAGTATTCTGGATCTGCACCTGCATATTGATATAATGTTTGATCTGCATCTCCGATAAAACGATATCCTTCAGGATCTTTTATATTAGTAGCTAATTTATGTAATGCTTTTATTTGTGGTCTACTACAATCTTGTGCCTCATCAACCATTAAAACTTTAATATCCTCCGGTTCTTTTCCATAAAATAAAAAGTTATCAATCATATCCTCAAATGATAATCTTTCTTGACCGGGTGTTTTTCTAAACTTATCGTATTCCTCTTTTAAATTTTTAAGCATTTTTACACTGTATGGTTCAAAAGACTTTGGATCACATACTTTTGTATATTCTTCAGAAGTCATTTCTCTGCCGTGTGCTTGTGAACAAAATTGATATAACGGATGTTTATCCCATTTCTTTTTCCATTTTTTCATTATAGGAAATTTATTTGAGAATTTAATATGATCTTCTTTTTCCCATTTGTTCATTTTAACATACATGGATCTACAATAGCTATGTATTGTGCATATTTGATCTTCTAAATCTTCTATTGTAACCCCTTGTAATTGAGGTAAAGTTTTTACAGCTTTTATGATTTCCATAGCTGCAACATTAGTGTGAGATAATACAACAATCTCATTCCATTTATATTTTTTTACAAACTCCTTGTATCTTTTTCTTAACTCAATAAAAGTTTTTCCGGTGCCTGGAGGACCAGATGTAAATATAGGCTCATTCATTTTTTTCTCCTGTTATTTCAACGTAATCTCCTTCTAATAAGAGAGATCTATTTTCTACTTTTTGGTCTTCTATTCTCCAAGAAACACACGATTTTTCTTTGTGTTTACCGTGATATTTTTTTGCTTTTAAAACACGTTGCACTTTTAAAACTAAGTCTACCCTAGGCAAATTTATTTTATTTTTTTGCAAGTCATCCTCAAAATGATCTAAGTTAAACTCAAGAGAATAATTTTTACTATTAAAGTAAGGTAATTTATAAATTGCTAAATTATCTTTATCTTCGTAAATGCCTTCTTTGTTTAAGTAGTTTGTAAAATATTTTCTAAATTTATAATCCTCATCTGCCTCTGCAACATAGTTATTAGATCTAGTTCTACTTAAATATTTTTGTCTCATAATTGTTTCAAAATCTTTTGGTTTCATTTTTGGAACCCAAAGAGAAGCTTGTCTTATTATTTCATCGTAAAACATTTGTTGTTTTGTAAGTGTTGGTCCATCAACTATTATTTCTTTTTCTACTATTTCACCTTCAACTAAAGTATTTACCTTAACTATGTACCTATCACTTCCATATTCAATTATGTCACCAATTGATTCTTGTGCAATTTCTTTCCCTGCAGCATACTTTATACCAATCCAACTAAATAGTTCTGCAACACCTCTTGGTGAACATCCAATAATTTCTGCTAGTTTAGGTAGTCCTAAATTTTTATTAGCTTTTTCTCCACTAGATCCCTTTGATCTTCTTTTTAAAGCCTCATCATCATTTGCAGCAATCGCTATATTATAAACAAACTCATCTATTTCATTTACATCCCATTGAGCATGTTTTAAGAGAACACCTGCTATCGCAGTGCAATATGCGTCTCTCTGCCCTTGTGGTGCGTATAATATGCAAAGTGCAGTGGAGAGGGCTACTTTTCCTACATCCGCTCTTAAATCCCCTGTATATTCGTTTAAACCTGCATATTTTTCCCATCTAACATATTCATTTGCTTTACTATGTTTAGATCCTGGCACTATTGTGTATTTGTCATGTCCATGGCGTAACTCACATAACATTGCACCATGAGGTAAATTTTCAAACGTTTGTTTTAATTCTGAAGGTAATTTAAATTGTGTAAATTCTATTTCATCTTTCCACCAATAATGACTTGATGGATTCCCGTCTCGCCCAGAAATTGCACTACATTCTTTTATATAATGTCCGATAAATCTTTGTGCTAATTGATTATCAATATCTAAATCAACATCTCTATCTAGCCTTAACGCTATTTCACAGTGTGGGTAATTCTTTTTCCATTCTTCTTTCGTTACTTTAAAACTTGGATCTGACCAACCTTTGACTATAGGTCTACCCTTTAAACAAGGTATAATAATCCTACCTAGATTAATCCAATCTTCATAAGTAACTGGTCCAGAATAATTTTTCTCAATCATAACAAATTTAAGGTGGGCGGGTCCACTCTCGCTTAACCGCCCACTCCCGCAGGAACTATTAAAGATTTAAAGTTCTTTTTGTTTCTTCTTGAGTTTCTGGTTTAGCTTGAACCTCACCTTTACCTACACGTTCAGCAAAAGTTTTTGCAATGTCATAAACACCTTTATCTGACACTGGTCCAACTTTACTTACATCCCATCCAAACCATGTGCCTTTGTCATTTGACATTTGCACAGTTTTTAAATTATAAATGTGGCTATAAGTTGGTGGGGTAAACATACCATTTTTACCTTGCATTTTGATACCCAACATCATTGAGTTCCATTTTCTACTTACTTTTAATTGAGTAGCTTTCATAGAAATCAAAGCTGTTGTGGGACTATCTCCAAGGAGAATCACAAAATGATTTGCTGTGTTCTCTAAATAATTACCGTTAGGTAATCTATCTTTAAAAGATTTATCCCTTGTAGTTTGGCTAATTATATCACTATCTGCCTCGTGAATTGCAACAGGTGCACCGGTGCTGGTACCTCTATCTTGCCACTCTACATACTGTCTTTTGTAAAAAACTGGTAACACATTTATTGAGTCATACAGTTCATTAGAAACAGTATTTATTATTTTGCCAGGCTCTGCGCCCTCGACATATTTACCATCTCTTTTATTAACTTCTGGAGATAGTTGTCCCAAAACCTTTAAGAAAGGCAACGCAAGATCTTCCTGCGATATGTTTTGAGCTCCTTTGTTTGCATCAGCTTCAAATAAATTTGTTGCTAACGCTCCTTCTTTTTTTGTTGCTACTTGGTTCATGTTTATTTGCTC